CACCTCATTTACGGCGTCTATCATGGCATTAATCGCATCAATAACCCTGTTGGCCATGTTCTCCACACCATCAATAATCATGTTGATAATGCCCTTTATATCTGCCCAGATACCGTCCCAGGTCTCCTTTGTCTTTTCCTTCACCGTGTCCCATGCGCCGGTAATCGCGTCTTTCATGGCCGTGAACTTCTCATCCACTGCCGTCTTGATTGTATCCCACAGATTTGATACGAACTCCTTAATGGATTCCCATATTTCTGATGTCTTACTTTTGACATTCTCCCAGGCCGTACTGATGGATGTCTTGATAGCATTGAATAATGTATTGGCCAGAGACTTAAGCCAGTTCCAAAGAGTATTCAAGAGTGTCTTGATTCCGTTCCAGATGGTACTGGTAGCCCCAGATATAGCAATCCACGCCAGGTTAACAACGTTTTGGATGAATGTTACAGCACCAGATACAAGTTCCTTCAAGGCTTCCCAAATACCGGAGAATATTTCCTTGATTCCTTCCCAGGCAAGACTCCAGTCACCAGTAAACACACCAACAATGAAGTCAATTACACCGCCAAGCGCTGTGAGCAATCCTTCTATGACACCCGAAACGGCTTCCCAGAAACCAAAGAATGTATCAATGGCGGCTTGTAGGCATAAAGCTATGACCGGTGCCACATTGGTCATGAACCATTCAATGAATGGCTGTAGAGCTCCGGTCCATAATTTTGTGATCGCATCTGCTACTTTTCCACCAAATTCCAAGAATTTATCAATCAGCGGGCTGAGATACTGGTCTTTAAATTCCACAAACCGCGTTGACAAATTCTGTAATACCGGAAGGATATGGGTATTATACAGATTAAGCCACAAAGTACCAATTTCCGTAAACCCTTGTCTGAAAGTTGTCAGCATGGGGGCTACATGCTCATCATATGTGGTACCTATCTTTTCAAAAGTTTCCGCAGCTAAATCTTTGATTGTAGAAAAAACAGGTTCAACCGCGCTGAATGTATCTTCCAGGGTTGTCCTGATGTAATCCGCATTTTCGATGAAGGGAGCCGTAATTGTATCCAATACATCCGCCGCAAAAGTCCCTGCTAGTTCCGTACCACCCATGAAGGCTTCGGAAAATATCCCAATAATATCGGCATTAATCTGCTTTGCACTGTCACTGCGAAGGGACGAAAAAACCGTTGACCACGCTTTTGCTACTTTACCTTCTATTTCAGCAATACGTGAGCCAATGTCAAACATGGCAACGATATATTCCTTTATACGGTCTTTATTCTGCTGTAAAAACAGGCTGATTCCACCCAACAGATTATCCGCAATGGATGCCCCTATACTGGCGACAGAACCTGCTATCTTGCCCAGATTGATGGCCAGGATATTGGCAAACCGGTTGGCGGCCTGCTGCACCTCCGGAGATGTGAATATCTCCGTCAGGCTGTCCTTGATGCCCTGGATGGACTCTTTCATGCTGTCCAGGACGCTGGTATCACCAAAGCCGACCTTGAACCCTGCCATGAACAGGTTCTTAAGCTGGTTGGCTTTGTCAATCAGTCCCTGGTACTTGTTGTCCATCTCGTCCACAGCCGAGGTATCAAGCTCGCCCATGTCAAATTCATCTGCGGAGTACCCACCGCCAGCTCCGCCTCCGGAACCGCCTCCACTGGAATCCGTATCCGGGCTGATGATGTTGAGCTCGTCAATGCCGGTGGTGATGCTCTTCATGTCCTTGGCGGCCTTCTTGGCAGCCCCACCTGCAGCTGCTCCCGCCTTATCGGCTGACTGGGCCATCGCATCCATACCGGCCGTGGCTGCAGATGCACCTCCCCCGCCCTTCTTCCCGGTTACCATCTCCGTGAATGCCTTGAAGGCATTGGCCAGGCTCATCAGCTTACTGATGATGCGGTTGATTACCTGGATGATCGGTGTCAGTACATTAATGAGTCCTTGTCCGATTGTGGCTTTAAGGCTGTCAAACTGCAGCTTCAGGACACGCACCTGGTTTGCCCAGCCATCCGCCGTCCGGATGAAGTCCCCGGATGCCCGGGACAGCTGGTCCTGCACGAACTTATACCGCAGCGCCACCTTCTCAGCCTCAGACATCTTTGCCGTCACCTTACCATAGCCATTGGCCAGGGCATAGCTGTCAAGGGCGCTCTGGGTCATGACAATGCCAAGGTCCTTAAGAGTCTCTGTTTCACCCGTGAACACGGATTTCAGCTTTGTATAGGCCTCGTCCTGGCTAATGTTGTAGAAGGACGCCACGTCCCCAGCCAGACCAGTCAAGGTCGTGGACATCTCATAGGCTGCCTGTTCACCAAAACCGAATGCTTTAGCCATTGCGCCGAAGGTGCCAGTAAACCTCTTAGCCATGGTCTCGGACAGGCCAAAGGAGGTTATGGCGTTCTTGGCAAAGTCGTCCACCTGTTTGGACATACGTGGGAACGTGACATCCACCACATTCTGGACTTCCGCCAGGTCGGACCCCAATTCAATACACTGTGCGCCGAAGTCTATGATTTTCTTTACTGCAAACGCCGCCGCGAGAGCAGCTCCCGCCTTTTTAGCCAGCCCCTGTATTCCGGCCATCTGCTGTTTAAATTGATTCTGGTTGACCACAAGGTCAAGGCCAATCTGGCCTACGCTGTCAGCTGCCATACATATCACCTGCCTTTTAATTCAAAAGCAGGCTCTGGCTCGCTACTCCTTTGGTGCGGCTCTAGGCTCTGTCATTTTTATATCCAACCTGTTTATGGTTTTACATCTGGGACATTTAATTTCCCCTTTAACGTATTCCGCCAGGAGAAGGGTCTGTCCACATCTTACACATCTTACTTTCTCAATCTTAACCACCTCCGCACATAGCCGCAAACATCTTCTCCAGGCCGGCCATTTCCTTCTCGAAGGTTTCCCCATCCATTTCTTTCGTTTCCCGGTTACGCCAGTCATCATATATCCGGCGCTGGTCCTTTGTATAATGTTTGATGATATCCTTATCCGTTTCGGACCGGATGGCTACCACACGGCCTAATGCCGTCTCCGGGGACAGGCCGGCAATCAGTGCCTTGAATTCGTCCCAGGAGACTGTTTCAAATTCTTTCGTTCGTATACGCAACCCGTACTGCGACAGGAAGCTGGAGACTATCAGGTCCCAATCCTCAAACATATCGTAGTACGGGTCACTGCTCTCCCCCGGCAGGTTCCTCCATGCCGGAAATGAGCTGGACCGCTTCCTGCACTACAATAATCAAGTCATTGAATCCCAGTTTCATCCTCTCTATCTCTTTCTTGGACTTTTCTGGGAACATCATGTCGTAGGCCTCCAGGATTTCCTGTGCACCAGGGTCATTAGCCGACATCAGTCCCATGACCTTAAGCATGGTCGGGGCATCCGCATTCACTTCTATGGCCTTTCCCTTGATTACCAGGGATGGATTCCCTTCAAAACTCAATTTATCTGTGATATCTACTTTCCTTGCCATTCGTTATTCCTCCTTATGCTCCTGGTGTGGGCGCCGGTGTAAATGTCGGGGCGCCATATCCCGTCACTTCAAATTCCAGGGTGTCAATGTTGGTTGTATCACCGCCGCCCGGAGTGGTCACATTCACAACCACGTCACAGGCCAGCTTTGCGCCGGATACCATGGTCCACTCAAACTTCGTCATGACGTCCTGTCCGAACTTCCAGGCCAGGCCGGCAATATAGTCATTGGCCGGGTCACCTACTGACCTCTTTCCTTTGAAGGAAAATCCCAGCTTCTTTCCTGTCATGGCTGCTTTTGCCCAGCCCTTCGCATCCATGGCATACCATTCCTCTACGGTACCGTCAATGGACGGAGCGAAATTCTCCAAATCTAACGGTACAGCCATATTCTCCTCTGTGCTTTCGAGGCCTTTTATGCCAAACTTAAACACATTGTTATGCACCGGATAAACTCTTCCTGCTGCATCTGCCATATCTCATTCCTCACTTTCTCTGATACACAAAATCCAGCCATATCACATATTCATATACACCCTTTTCATCCGTTCCCACGTCAACCGGTTCCGGTACCTGGAGGATGATACAATTAATGGATGTATCCCCTATGGACAGACTGGATACGTTTTTAATTTTCTCATACAGCTCATAGGCGGCCCGCTCTGATGCCTGTACGTCCCTGTCCCAATGAACCAGCAGGGAGATGCGCCGGACATCGTAGCTGCTGTAGTCATGGCCGCCCAGGGCCATCACAGGAGGACCGCTGCCCTGCCGGTGATATACACCAATGGAATGGTCCTTCTTGCTGTTCAGCTTCCCGATATAGACATTCCTGACAGCCGTAATTCCCAGGCCTCCTATGTATCCCCGGATGTCATCCAAGGTCAGCATCATACACCACCTACTTTCTTGTAAAACCGCTTAAATTCATTCCTGGCAAAATCCTGGCTTACTCCACCAGGTAACCACGGTTCGTACCATTCACCGCCAGCAAACGGGTTCTCATCCGTCTGGAAATTGTATTCCGGATGAAAATACAGACGCCGCGCATAGGGCGTGTTTACCACCAGCGTTACTTTGCCTTGCTTGGATTCACTGTAATCGACAAATGTACTCTCATTTTGAAGATTGCCAGTCTCAAAAGGCATCACCTGGGCCTGCACAACCTCTGTATGCAACGCCTCCGCTGTCATCTCCAGGGCAGTCACCGCCGCCTGTGTCAGCTGCTTAATCCGTGGAAAATTCATTTTCACAGTTGATTTAACCTGCATCAAACCACCTCCAGCTGGCAATAGTTCACTGTCCCATCCGGGTTCCTGGCTTTCATCCCCTGTTCAATCCTCCGTTCTTCCCCAAATACAGTTACGGTACCCCCGCTTAAGGTTGGGAAGTCTGGGGCAATGTCCCCGGGGAACAGGGCTGTACCGGTTATCTGCACCAGCTTCTTTTCTGTGGTCAGAATGGTCTTGGCCCGGTCCTGGAAGTTACATTTTAGGTCCAAGTCCACTACCTTCTCTGGATGGCCGCGGTTGTCTGTATCCTCTGAT